ATTCAAAGAATTAATTTCTTCTTTAGCAGATGCAATTGTTTCTTGATGCTTTTGTATTTGCATTTGTGCGCGACGAAAAGCAATATCCTGCAAAGATTTAGACAATTTATCGAATTGATCTATTAAGCCATCAGCTTCTTTGTTTAGCGCCTGCATTGCTTTTGCTGATTCGCCCATCTTAGGAATAAACGCGGTGGCAAGTGCTGCACCAACAGCCAATATTGCACCAACAACAGCGCCATGCGGCCCCATAAGAGATAGTATTTGAGAACCCTGCTGACCTAAAACTGTAAGGAAAGATTGGCCACCCTGAAGCTGCACAGCAATATCCTGTACCTGATGGCCCATCTGTCCCATGCCGCCTCTAATTAGACGGAATTGATTGTTTAACGCCTTCCCTTGCTTCTCTGTGCGAGCCATGTCCTGCCTAGCATTATTAAACGCAGCGCCTGCGCTATACTTGCCCTTCATCTCGGCAATCATATGTGCATTATTTGGCATTTTCACGATCTCGCTTTATTTTTAGGAAGGTAAACCAGTGATTAAATTCATCAACTGTCATTTCATAAATTGTCGAAAGTGGTTGACCAAGGTGCTCCGCTAAAAAATACATCGCGTACAGCTCTGTAGAAACACCTTGATCATTTATTAGTTTTTTTCGCGCTCCTCTTCATCATCTTCTACGCGAAGCACAAAATTAGCCACTTTTGACAATACTTCTGGATCAACATTTTTGCGAAGCTTTACTTTGTCACCAACATCAAAGACAGGCTCCCCATCTTTATCAGTAACTCCGAAAATGACCGCATAGACTAAATAGTCGGTTGTATCACCATTTGATCTACTCATCCATTTTGCTTTATCTTCAAGACATAAATTTTTTGAGTACAGAGTAGTATCCCACTCATCTACTCTCAAAGTCCTAATCTCTTTATTGCTGAAATGTGATACAGCAGAATCTATAAGTTTTCCCATGTTATACAGTTCCGGTTGTTAACGGGCCGTTGCCAGTAACTGAGAACGAAGCTTCAATCAGGCCATCAAATGATGCAGTCTTGCTTACAGAGGTTACAATACAAGCTCCAGACCATTCTACATCGCCAGTGTTGTTGCCTGTAGGATACAGATTTACAGTAACTTCTGCTCCAGCAATTAACGCCAATTGACCAGTAGTGTCAGCGTCATCCCAAATAGCATTGAAAGATGAAGTCCAAGACTTGAGAGTAGGCTTGTGTGTAACCCAAGAATCACCCATTACAGTATCAGATACTGTTTCAGAAGTTGTCTCAAGTGACCAATCCTTAATTTCAGCGACAGCGTTTACGCCAACGTATACTGCGCCATTCTTACCTGTGTATGTTGCCATTTCTAAATACCTCTAAGCGCCATAGCGCATTAATTAACGTAAGCGAAAATCGCCATTAAATTACTATATCGGGTTGATTTTCTTTCACCCTATATAGCACCTCAACAGTCAGAGAAGCCATAGCTACTGGCTGATCACCTGTACCGTTGAAGTCTGCTGTAAAGTCTGTAATCATCAAGTCTGCTGCATATCCATTTAACGTAATATCTGAATATAATGCTTCCTCAACTTCAAGACTTATTTGGTCAAGAGCGTCATCATAACCCATCACGCCCTTTACATAAATCTCTACACCAAAACTAACTTTTCTTTCCTGAGTTCTTGGTAGACCCATTGTCGAATATTCAATAACTTCATCTTTACTGTAAACAATAATGCCCGGAAGCTTGTTAGCAGCAATTGGATAAACGCGGCTTTGATATACATTTACCCCAGTTGTGGGTAACCCAGTTAGGACAATAGATACCCGATCTCTAAGCAGCTTCCTGACGTGAGCCATTATTGAGCCTCTAAAGCAATTTCTGTAATTCCAGTGCCATCTGCCATTATGATTCTAGCAATATAGCTTGATGATCGAATAGTAAAATGGTCGCCTTCAGAAATACCGGAAACATCAGATGTTTTAACGGTTAGTCTAGGTTGCTGTACAGCAAAAGAAACAGATCCACCAGCATCGACAGCTTCATATGAATTATCAAAAATACCTATCAAATTGATACTGCCACCACCAAATGGAGTGAATGTTACTGATTCGCCAAAATCAGCAAGCATAATCGTTCTTTCAATTCCTGTTTCAATAGGCATTATTTCTTAGCGTCTCTTTTCTTTAGCTTTGCTGGAGATTTTACGACATCGGCCCGTCTATCTTCGATAACAATTTCTTCTGCAACAGGAATCAATCTTCCCATATTTAAAAGATTATCACCTACTCGACGGTCGTCGATAGTTACTATGCTGCCAGCTTGATAGCTCGAACCGTTAATAACACAACCTTTAATTACTTCATATTTCATTAGAAATCTCCTTTAATAATATCAACTCGATGAATTGACATAAGTAAAGAAGGGGGGCCGAAACCCCCCATCTAATTACACGCCATCGTTACCGAAAGCGAAGCTAACAGCATGACGAACAGCCATGTCTACTGATTGCAATGCTACGATACGGACAGTACCAGTAGTTGATGATGTGTACGGGTCAACAATAATGTCAAGACCGCCAAACATACCAATCAACAGGTCATCAAAGTTACCGAAGTACATGTTTCCAGCAGTAGCTTGGTTAGAAACAATGCCACGGTATCCGTTGATGGTGCCGCCCGGCTCAACTACAAACTGAGCAGTATTGGAAGCTTTCTCAAGAGTCTTGAGAGCGCCGTACATGCTTGCTGGCAGAATGTAAGCCAAGTTACCCATTAGGGCGTTATCTTCAGCTACAGCAGTCTCAAGGCTTACTACTTCAGCAAAAGTTGGGTTAACACCAGCGAAAGAAGTTACGCTGTTAACGCCAGAAGTATTAAGAATACCAAAAGGCTGACCGCCTGCACCTGAACCTTCCAAGCCTGCTTTGTCGATTGCGATAGCCAAGGCGCGAGCCAAGTCATCACGAATCAAACCTTCAACATCAAGGCTAGATTGCATCAACAGTTGACGGGTAACGTCAGTGAATGCACCAAGAGTCTTAGGGCTTAGAGACACTTGACCAACAGTCATTTCTGTCTCAGAAGCAGCGCCGCCTTCAGTTCCAATCCAAGATGCTGTAGAAGCAGAAGTCTTCTTAGGGATTTTAACATCGCCACGAAGACCGCCGAGCATACGAGCACCAGCTTGCATAACAGAAGACGAGTTACGCAGAGCGTCAATGAAGTCGCCACCACGGAAATCATCAGCAAACAGAGCTGAATCATCGGCGCTGTTCATGTCACGCTTCCAAGTACGCAATACTTCAGCAGGAAGCATCAAGCCTTGTGCAGTTGTGCCATACTGGTCAGCAGCAGCTCGTGAACACTCAAATTCAAAAGCAGCAGCTTCTTGAGCGCGACGATCAGTTGGGTTAGCAAGAGCATGTACAGCACGAACAAGACTAAACTTTTTAACTTCGTCTTTTTTCATGCCAATGTCTTGGCTTTCCAGTGCGCGTTGCGAACCAATTGACTCTAAAAGCTCACCACGGAATTGTTCAATGCTACGGCCTTCGCTAATTGCTTTGCGAGCCATTTCGCTTTGATTGTGACGAGCACCAAGCTCAACAATTTGAGCGGCGTTACGTTGTGCGGATTGCTGTGCTTCAGCTTTTACCGCTTCAATATCAACTTCTGACATAGTAGTTCTCTCTTTAAATGAAGTTTTAATTACGGGTTTATGTGAAGTTTCGCTCGAACGCCCAACGCCAACTGTCATATCGGCAGGAATAGACACCAAACTTGCTTCTACAGGCTTCCACAACACGGCACGGTATGTGTCTTTGTTGCGAGAATCCTTTTCCATCTTGTTAATGGCGTAACCAACGGAAATGTTGGCTCTAATACCATCAACAACATCAGAGAAAGCCTCCTGAGCACGTTCGCTTTTTCCAAAGCGTACTATTGCGCGCAGTCTACGCGTTTGCCCATCAAGCTCTACTGATTCTATAACACCAATTTGCTTCTCTGGATCGTGATCCAGCAGCAACGGTGCGCGACCAGACGCTAAGAAGGATAAATCAATCGCTTCTGGCGTGTGGTCTAATATTTCCTTGCCAAATGAACGCTCAACAGGCTCTTCACTTGAAATGGCGATCTGTACTGTTCTCTTCTTCTCATCAATAGGAGACATAACAAGCGCCATTGCTCGATGACTCACTTCAACGCCTTTGCGCTCAATATGCTCATCTTCTGCTACAACTTCTTTATCGGCTACTTCTTGATCAACAACAGCTTCTAATTCATCAGAAGAACGCTCAACAATTTCTTCTTCTGCAACTACGCCTTCTAATTCTTCAGTGTCCATAATAACCTCTTCACTTCGATCATCGTTAATTTGGTTTGCGATTTTACGCGACCATGAGAAACCAGCATCTCCACCCCATAAAGCCCAAGCAATTCTGCCTGCTGATGGATAACCCTTTTCCCCTTGACGGAACCCTTCCGCATCTTTATCTACTTCATGCCTAGCGAAGAACGAGTGCATTCTCTTAACTGTGTTAAATGACAATTCTTTCTTATTGCTTATGTCCCTAGCCCTAGCGACACCAACGGCAGTTCCTCCGCGACCAAACTTCTTGCGCCACTCTAATCCGCGATTAGCCTCTGACACCATTGCATCAGTTGGTCGAGTATTGATCTCTTTGCCTTTAAATTTGGGCATCATCGTCTTCGATTATATCAGGATTTATTGAGTTTAGGTTTGCTCCAAATGGCTCAAGAGCATATCTAACACCAAACTGCGCGGCAATATCTCTGTCTCTCGCAATCTGAGAAACCAATTCCTCAACATCTTTACCATATTGAGATGCAACATCCTGCAAGCTGAGAACGCCACTTTTCAGGCCCATAATCGCAGCATTCATTTCCTTTTGCGGGTCAACCCAATTCCAAGCTTTCCCTCTGAACTCAGTAGCCTCGGAGAATCTTTCATATTGACGTATGGGAATGCCAAAGCTGTTGATTTCCATTGCCGAAG